GAAAGTGGTAAACTAAACCCAGTAGGTTTTGATAAAGAACTACTGGATGGTAACATTGGCGAATATGCCATGTATAATGGTAACCCAGTTCCACTAGATTGTCCTATGGAGTCTTTTGACGAAGACAAGGATGTAGAACTAAATAAACCTAAAGTCGGTGGGCCTAAGAAATACTATGTGTATGTTAAAGACCCATCAACAGGTAATGTGAAGAAAGTTTCTTGGGGTGATACAACTGGACTGAAAGTCAAGTTGAATGACAAGGAAGCAAGAAAGAGTTTTGCTGCCCGACACGATTGTGAAAATCAAAAAGACAGAACCAAGGCAGGATACTGGGCGTGTAACTTACCACGTTATGCAAAACAATTAGGTTTATCAGGTGGAGGTAATTTCTTTTGGTAAATCCTTACAAGGACGAACTAGAGGGAGATTATAAGATTAGAACCTTTTCAGAGGATATATCTGAAAATGAACTAATCTGGCATCGTGATAGAAACGATAGAGAAATTACGGTTGTTGAAGGTGCTGGTTGGCAACTTCAGATGGACAACAAACTACCAGAGGATTTGCAAAAGGGCAAACTCTATAACATTAACAAGATGGAATTCCATCGACTAATTAAGGGTGAAGGTACTCTTAAAATTAAAATTTGGGAAAAGTAAAATGACAAGATATTCAAAAACTATGTCCGAAGCCCTTGAGGAAGTCAGAGAAGCATCTGCTCGGGCAGACGCAAAAAGGGCAATGTCCAAGGATAAGGATATGAAACAAAATCCATTTTCTAAGGATGATGATGCTTCAGATGATGATGTAAAGTCTGCATCTAAGAATATCATTATGCAATTGAGAAAGTCTGTCACCATGAACGGTAGACATGACGTTGAGTTTGCATCTGGTAAAAAGAAAGTTGACAAAAGAATGGCACAGGCTGCCATGGACAAGTTTATGAGAATTAAAAGGTCAGATGATAAACTTAAATTTCAACAGAAACTTGCAAAGTCATACAAAGATTTCCTACTTGCACTGAAAGAACAGTACGAGATGGTAGAAGTAAAAGAAGATTATGTATGTGAAGACTGTGGTTGTCCACAAGGTAACGCAGACCCAAACTGTAGTTGTCCAAATGACTCCACTGACTTACAAGCATCTTATTGGGTGAAGAAAGAATCAGTCGATGAAGAATTTGAACTTGATGAAAAAGCAAAGTATACTGGAAAACTTATGAAAAATAAGTCTATTGTAGATTATGTGAAAAAACAACAAGAAAAAAATAGAAAAGACGTTGCAAAGTTTGGAAATAAAAAAGTTGGTGCATATGGTAATGAACCAAGATTTGATAGTGGGTCTGATTGGTTGGACATGACAGCAGATGAGGTAAAGCTAAGTAGTATGAGTCTTAATAAAAGGAAAGCATTTGATCCTGAAGCTGAGTATGAAGCGATAGCAAGAAAACTTGGTCTTGATAAGTTTGAACCTAAACTAGAAGAAGTCGAACTTCCTCTGTATGTTGAACTTGAAGAGGGTATGAAAATGAATGACCCTAAGTTGCTCAAGATGTTCGACAAACTGAAGAAGGGTTCTAAGATTAAACTCAAGACCAGTTCAACAATCAGTCAAGGTAAAGACTATGTAGAATATATTGTCAAGTCAAAGAACACAGTAAATAAAGGTAGAGTGGAAAAGATTACACTTGCTACTGTGGGTAATGAGAAGGCAGTCAAGAAGTTCCTATACAAAAGAGATGGAACTGTAGGATTTGCTATTGGTGATATGGGTGCATCTATTGATGACATCAAAGAAGGTACATGGGCTGTTCCAAGTTCATCAAAGGCAAAGGCAGAGTTAAAGAAACTTATGTCTAAACCAATTAAACTTGGTAAGGAAGGTGATGATGCCTCTGATACAATGTATTCACTTATTGGTGATGATGAGTTATTTGATGACTTGTATGTTGCTGGTAAAAAGAACCCAAATGGTGATGCAAGACCTATTATCAAGAAAGCAATGAAACGACTTGGTATCAAAGAAGACTTTACTCCACACATGATGTATGACCCTAAGACTGGAAAAGGTTATAAGGCAGACAAAGAAGCAGACCATCTTAGAATGAAAGACATGGGTTACACTCACGAAAAACCAGATGTAAAAGAAGCAAAGTTTAGTGATGATATGATTAATAAACTTAAAAAAGCATATGAACCTATGAAGGGTAAAAAGATTAACCCAACACCTTTGATGAAAATATTTGATAAGATTGATTCAAATAAGGATGGTTTAGAACAGTTATATAAAGCAGATATACCTTTTGTTAGTATGATGGCAATGTCCAGACTTATGTTGAAACATAATTATAAGGCAGACCAGATAAACAAACTTGGTAAAATCAGCAGAGAAGATTTCGTAATGGATGAAGCTGTGATATCGCCTCAATATAAAGAAGGTATGAAGGCAGCAAAAGACAAGAAACCATATGATTCAAATCCATATAAATCTGGTAAGAAGAAATTGGATTGGGCTAAGGGACACAACGAATTTCGTGCAAAGAAATTAAATGCACAAAATGAAGAAGTTGAACTTGATGAGAAGTATGACTTGTATCATAAGTCTTTTTCTGATGCAATGTCACACGCATATGACTACGCAAAGAAGAAGTTGGGAATTACTGTAGACCCAAAAGAGATTGATAATAAAGTTGCAACGGGCCCAAAGAAACCATCTGATGGTAAAACTAATACTTACAGACTAAAGGGTAAAGGTGGAAACCTACAAATCCAAGTTTACAATAAGGGTGGTTCAAAACCATTTGAGTTGAATATGTATAAAGAAGAAGTCGAACTTGATGAAGGTGTCCCTTATAAGTTTGCCGCAGTAGACAAAAAAGGATTGGTTATTGGATTTGCATCTAACGAAAGAGATGCAAAAGATATGGCGAAAAGAAACAAGGGTAGAGTTGTTACTCTAACAAAACCTCTTCCAGATAACAAGAAGAGTGACATGATGATTAACCGACCATTTCCAGATAAGATGGATAAGTTCCCAACCAATACGAGTGCAACTCAAGGTAAACGTATGGGTGAAGAAGATGAAAAGAAACCAGACAACAGACCAGATTCTGCTAAAGAGGTAGAACAGGGGCGTGATGATAAGAAGAAAACTCGTATCGCTCAACTACAATTACAGATTGCAAAAGCAACTGAAACTATTAACAAACTAAACACACAGGAGAAACAATAATGTCCAAGTATCTTGAAACTAAAAAGGGTAGTATTGAGAGTGCTGTGCTTGAGGCAATGTCTCCTGCTCAACAAGCTGCAATCGCTATCTCAAAGAAAGAAAAAGAAAAAGAGGAAGAGAAGTTAACTGACGAAGAACTTTCTGCAAAACAAAAGAAAATTGACCTTAATAAAAACGGTAAAGTCGATGGTGATGACCTCAAGAAATTGAGAGCAAAAGCAGACAAGAAAGAAGAAACCGTTGTTGAGAAGGTTGAATATGTTGAGTACAAATTCAAAAACAAAAATGATGCAATGAAAGCAAAGAAAATGCTTGACGCAATTCAGTTGATGGGTTTTGATATCAATGATGACAACATCTCTAATGGTGAACTTACAGTTGATGCTGGTAAGAAAGACATGACCAAGTATCACAAAGATGTTATGAAACAGTTCAAACCAAAAGTGATGACACAGGAAAAAACTGAAGATGATAACCTAGATGAAGGTTTCTCACCTAAACAAATCAAGATGGCAATCGGTGTTGCATCAGATAAAAGATATGCTGGTGGTAACATGACTGGCGCAGTAGCGGCAATCGATAAAATCAAAAAAGGTTTGTCTGACCATCCACAAGTTGCTGCAGTTCTAAAGAGACAGAACGAATCACTTGCTGAAAAGGCTGCAAGACACATTACTGATATGTGGAAAGAGTCTGCTTCTGCAAAGGATAAGAAAGAAAACAAGAAGGTTAAGGAAGAAGAAGAGGATGACCAACAAACTATGACAGGGAAACCTGCTGCAAAGATTGAAGTTAATCCAAAGTCAAAATCAGAAAAGTAGTAAAGTAATGAAAACACTTGTCGAATTGACAAAAATTTATGAGGGTGAAGTACCTGACATATATTGTGACATGGACATGGTTCTGTGTGACTTTATTGGTGCGTATGAAACCCTCACAGGAAACACGTTTGAGAAGACCCCAAAGGCAGACCGTTGGAATGCAATTACAGGTAAGAAAGACTTCTGGCATACATTACCTTGGATGACTGGTGCTCAAAGAATGTGGAAATTGATAAATAAATATAATGCGAATATATTATCTGCATATTCCAATAAGGATGCAAATAGTCGCCCAGGCAAAAAAGTCTGGTTGTCTAAAAATGCAAAACCTACTGGAACTATATACTTGGTACAACGTGCAGATAAACAGAAGTATGCTAAGTTAGGTGGTAAACCAAACATTCTTATTGATGATTATATCAAAAATATTAATGAATGGGAGGCTGCCGGTGGTATTGGAATTCATCATACATCACCAACAAACACCATTTCTCAGTTGAAGAGATATGGAATTAGATAAATAGAAGAGAAATCTTTAATTAAGGAGAAAGACTATGGCCCTATGGGGAACAACAGATGCAGATGAAGCAAAACCAAAGTGGCTCACTGCTGACCAAAAGACTAACGTGTTTGCAACCGATAAAGGTTGGACACAATTAAATGGCAAGGGACTTGAAGAAGTTATTTGTGCAATC